CGATCTTGATCAGGAAGGCTTCTTGCTCTTTTTCCCACTCGGACATTTTAGCTCCAACTCGTTAGGACTGAGATATTGATATTGCATGTAAGTAGATCACCTGAAGCGGCACTTAGTACCGCCGGGGCGGATACATCTGTGACGTTGTAAGTGTATGAAGATGCAGCGAGCAGGTTAAATACCCGAACGATGTTATCTTCAATTCCATTCAGATTACCCTCATTATCGAGCAAGGGTACAAGTATGCTTAACTGGAAGTTAGCCAGCGGAGCAATTGTGTTATATGCATTATTAGAAGGTGTGATGTATGGATCAGCAGGGCTGACTATAACGCTGTTAGCAATAGGTGTTGCAGGCGGGAATGCAAAAACCGAGTATTTTGTATTGTCAGTAAGAGCTGCGGCGATGCCTGCGCGTAGTGTTGTAATTGCTGATGGCATGGCTAACCAATCTGCGCATAAGGCGATAGGTAAGGAGCTAAAAGTCCGCGAACGCGAGCCAGCAATGTGTTAGACATTGTGAACGGGCTAGGTTGAAATCCATCAACTGTCATGCCCTGTCCGCTTGGCGCACTTCTTGCTTGCCAAATAGCCTCACAGATTTGCAGAGATGCTTGCTTGACGGCATCGATGGTTGTGTAATCTGCTTGAGTTGTGCCGGAAACTACCCCTAGCGGAACTACTGGATGATAACCTTGCTCGGTTGGAGTTCCTGTTACTGCAAAAGTGATCGATTGTACATCTACTGCTGTAATGGTCTTTGTGCCATTAAAAGGTGTGCCATTTTTTGTTATGATCACGCTTTCGCCAACATAAAATATGTCATTTACTCGCTGGTTAAAGTAAAGAGTTCCCTCTGTGGTTGTGTTGCTGTGTGCAACATTGTAAGTCTCGTTAGTAAATAGGAAGGGCAACATGACGTCATCTGCTGCATCGCAGACTGACTGTAAAACTGCATCTGTGTAAAGTGTGCCCACGCCAAGGGCAGTTCTTAAAGTGGCTACAGTTGTTACGCTCATGTGATCCTTCCTAAAGACTGGCTGGGTAGAAGGGCACTACCCAGCCAGTGACTTAATGGGTTGTTATCAGGTCTTGTTGATACCGAACGCACCCGCACCAATTTTGGTTGCGATCGCGCCGTAGCCGTACATAGCAACGAGAATTTCACCTGAAGCAATTACATCAGCGCGTAGCTGGTAAGTTGGTGATTCGTACCATGTGTAAGCAGTTGGGTTGATGATTAGCATTGAATCATCTTTGTCTGTGTCATTTGCAGATGGAACATTTGCTGTGACATAGAGGTCAAGACCGGCAACATTTCCGCGAATGCTGTCTGGGCGTACTGCGCCGCCAGCGTTCTGTGGTTGTGCAGCCATGTAAATTGGACGGCCTGAGTCGTTCAATGTCATAAGGTTTGCCCATTGGCTAGTGTTAGCCAAGATGTTGCGAGCAAAGCCTTGTGTGTTTGTATATACAGAAGCAGCACCGCGTGATACGAAACCAAGCAATTCTGATGCTGTTGGATATGTTGTAAGTGTTGTTGCATCTGCTGTTGCTCCTGATGCAAGTGCTGTGTACACGGCCAAGTCTGTTGCCTTTGCGTACTGTGCAGCCATGTTGTTCATCAATTCTGTGATAAACAATGGTGATGAGCGATCAAAAAGCTCGACTGAGAATTGCTGTTGGCCAGCATATTTCTTAACAGATACTGTGACGAATGAAGAAGCCTGATCTGTGTTAGATGGTGTGCCAGCTTCTGCTGTCTCTGCAACTGTTGGCAGTGTTGTGATCTTTGGGATCTCAAAAGACATTCCCGCATCTGGCAGAACACCAGTTGTGATTGCATCAATTGCTGAACGTGTGTTGTTAGCAAGTCCGTTGATGACAGTTGTGAGCTGACGTGTTGGGATGAGTCCTGCGTTGTCTGTTGTATCAGCTGCTGCGCGTACATATTCGCGTGCCTCATCTGATCCAAGTGATGCTCTGATTGTCATTTCTAGCTGCTTTGGAGCAGAGAAATCAAAGCGTGGCTTTGAGTAAGCCATTGCTGTAATTGTAGGGCGAGCAGCTTCTACAGCCGCAGCTTCTACTGGTGTTGCTTCGACCGGAGTGGTATCTTCCACGACTGTCTCGCTTTCTGTTTTGGTTTCTTCGACAGGGACGATTTCCTCTGCCGCGATCTCTAATACTTGAGCCGATTTGAAGGCTGGCTCTGTGACTAGAGAAACTTCTTTTAACTTAGCCGCTGATACGACTGTGTGACCATCGCGTGATGGCTTTGATGCGATGATCTCTGCACCGATTGACATTCCTGTGACCAACCCTTCTTGCGCCATGACTAGCGCGTCATTGCCGCCTGTGCTGCGGCTCAACTTAAAAGTTGCATAGATGCCATCTGCGCGTGTCTCAGCAGCGGTCATTCGGCCAATAGGCTTTTTCATGTCGTGTTGCGATAACAACTTAATCTTGCTTACATCGCCAATTTCAATAGATCCAGCCTCAAAGGTATAAGCGCCAAGGTTCGTGTTGCCAACTTCGCCTGTACCTAGTGGCACGATCTTGCCAGAGATTTCTCTACGATCCTCGTTGCACTCAATAGATGCAGCTTCGATGTATAGGGTTTCCATTATTCACCATTCCCGTTAGGAGATAAACTTTCCATTTCCATTGCCTGTTCAGTTGTAATCAGACCAAGCGAAAGCATCTTTTCTAGAACTAGCAATCTTTCCATTGGTTCTGTTCGCAGAAAAGTATCGTCTAGATTAAACTTAACGTAATGACCGGCAGTAGAAATATCATCCATGCTTAGTCTGGCCTCGATTGCAGATGCGTAAGGCTGTAAAGTCAAGGCCACCATCTGCTTGCGCTCATCTTGCACATTGGCATAAGTCATAGTGGTGTTTTGTGAAGCGGAGACGTAGTAAGGATCAACGGCGCAAAGTCTGGCGCATTCTGTTGCTAGGTTTTGAATGGCTTCGTTGTACATCATGTCTTTAGGAGAAAATGAAGTAGGTTCGTAATTTAGGGTTGAAGTTAGGTAAGCAGTTGCGTTGTTAGTGCGACTGCGCTTCCACGCAGCTAGTAAAGCTGTAATTTCAGATGGTGGCAGGTCAGCGCCAGAGTTTTTGATTATGCCAGAATTCATGGGAGTCGCAGCGGCAATAGCAGCAGCTCTCTGTACATCGAGTGCGGACTGTATAGTTCTAGCGCCTATTCCTAAGATGCCTTCATCTTTTTGGAATGTAATAAGTGATCCGAGGCCAGTCATAGGTACTGGTTTGCCATCAACGTTGTACTGCGTAACAAAATTGGTTGCTGGATCGGTAATGAAACCGACCTTTGTGTTAGCAACCCAGTTAGCGCGAGCCATGCGTCCATCCTCGGCATAAACCTCAGTAATCTGCCAGAACGCTTGTCCGTACATAAGTAGCGAGTCAAGTGTAAAGTATAGAGTCTCAAATAATGGCTGATGCTTAGAAGGTTGCTCAACCCATCGAGGTGCAGCAATCTTTTCGCCAGTTGACTTTTTGTAATACTCTAAAGGAACAGAGGCAAGGGTTCCTGCAATTAGATCACGGCATCGTTTAATAGCTGGGACGCTAAGTGCCTGTTGGCGAGATACTAGTGCAGGAAAATAGTTGTTGTAGCCGTAGAAGCTGTCGGCCATAATTTGAGGCGCTTCTTGCGCTTGTATAATTTGTGGCTTACGCGAGAATATACCCATAGGCCGTAATTATACACTACATATATGTCATTCTGCGTAAATAGCCGCTACCTGTTGTGGTTTTAATAGCATCGACACGACCATGGCTAAAGAGATCGGCGCAGAAACATCGCCAGCGCTTTTACGCTTTACGATGCGCCAACTCGAATCGTTAGTCTTGGCCGCGCAATTATTCATCTGCTTTATTAATTCTTCTTGGCCGTTATGGACTACTCGACCATTAACCAGACCATCAAGAAGGTCAGAGCAAGCCTGATAAAACTGCTGGCCTGACACGTCCTGAGTTATCTGTCCTGCGTTAGCCAATCTTTCAGCGATCGATTGCGTCGTGTACTTGTCGTAACAGATCATTCTCGGACGATATTGGTCAGCCCAGCCCTTGATCTCAGCTGCGATTTTTAGATCATCGACCGAGACTTGGCTTTCCCACGTCTGGAGAATCCCGACACCGATTCTTCCGTCACCCATAATCTGACCAGCAACGAGGCTCGCATTGCGGCGAGAAGGAGATACATCGAAGCCAAAGACTGTATAGCCGCCGACCGGAATCTGGAGCGTGGCATCGGAGGTTGCCTCAAGTACGCCATGAGGCCATGGACTTTGTAGAGAATCAATCCATTGGCATAGAAGCTCAGTCCTAATATCTTCAATCTTATTTGTTGCGACAGCTTCTTCAAGTGACTCCTCCGATATTGTGTAAGACAAGGCAGGATTGCTCATTGCCCAGGCATTTCGGTCTGTAATCTTGCAGTATTGCGGTGCTGACCATTCGTAGAATCCAAATGATTTAGGAGGCGCAGATAGTGCTCTTTCTCTGAGCGTGTTTAGGGTTTCAGAAAAGGCGTCCCCGGCATTCGACGTTAGCAGGGTCTGAGAATTGGGACGGGCACGAGTGGTTGGAATTGCCGCGGTATATCCGTCCTTGCTGATCTCTCGGACTTCATCGATCCATAAGAAATCGGCTGTGCGTCCACGAGATGAGTCACGAGTATCGGATACGAGATCAAGTGTTGCGCCGTTAAGTAGCTCGATGCGCTCTCCTCCGTTGGCATAGCGGATTGCCTTAGTGCCAGCCTTAAGGTGCGGTGCGTTCTCGATGATCCAAGCAATCTCTCGAAAGGTCATAAGGGCAGTCGCTCGGTTAGAGCTCATGATGAGGTGCTTAGTTTCGCCACCATAAAAGAGCCCCCAGATGACACGCATGCGACCTAAGTGCGACTTGCCGTTCTGACGAGCAATAAGGCAGAGCGAAGTCTTGCGAATGTACATGCCTTTAGCGTCAACACGCATCATGTCATCGAGCATCCACTTCTGCCACGGCAATAACGGCATGCCAAGATCATCTGCAAGCTTGGCGATCTCATCTGAGCGTGTTTTACCCTTGAGAAGTGGGCTGTGAAGCCTTGCTTTGGTTGCCCCTCGTAGCGGCTGTTTACGAGGTGCCACTATTCAGGACTATCTGTGACTGGTCGGGCGGTAAAGGGTGAGTCCGGCATCGGTCTGGACTGCATCGGGTAGATATTGCCAGA